CGTCGATTGTATGCATCGGCAGCAGAGCAATACCAACGTCAGGGCTGGGTGAAACGCGATACGCGGATCAAGGTTTTTGTGAAGTTTGAGAAATTGAATTTTACTAAGAAAGGAGATCCTGCGCCCCGGGCTATACAGCCGCGATCACCCGTGTATAATTTAGCTTTAGGTAGGTTCACCAGGCGAGTTGAGGCAGATATGTACACTGCCTTAGCCGAGGAGTGGGGTGAGGATGGTGGGAAAGTGGTAATGAAGGGTCTAACAGTGGAGGAAGTCGCAGCAGAGATGCGCAATAAGTGGAATAGGTTCAGTAGCCCAGCGGCTGTTGGACTTGACGCTAGTCGATTCGATCAGCACGTGAGTGTTGACGCGTTGAAGTGGGAACACAGCATTTACAATCGCATATTTGATTATCACCCAGAACTGGTGAAGTTGCTAAAAGTGCAGCTAGCTAATGAGGGGTATGCTTTTGTGGATGGCCACAAGCTTACATACAAAGTGGATGGCACTCGAGCGAGTGGGGACATGAACACCTCGCTTGGGAACTGTATTATCATGTGCACCTTGGTACGCGAGTATTTGAGGAGCATTGGTGTCCGGGCAGAGTTAGCTAATAACGGTGACGACTGTCTGATTTTCATGGAGAAGAGTGACCTGTACAAGTTAGAGGGTCTATCTGATTGGTTTCTGCGCTACGGGTTTGAGATGGAGGTTGAGGAGCCAGTGTTTGAGTTCGAGGAGTGTGTGTTCTGCCAGATGCAGCCGGTTTTAGTAAACGCTGCCAAGGACACATGGGTGATGTGCAGGCAACCATCCGCGGCATTTGCCAAGGATGCGTTGAGCCTATCAGTGAGCACAGAGCTAGGATTCAGACAATGGTCGTACCAGGTTGGGGTTGGAGGTCATGCGTTGTACGGTGATATGCCTATCTTTTGTGAACTTTACAAGGTTTACAAGGAACAGGGTGTTGACAGCAATGCTAACAACTCGGCAATTCTGGCAGACTCAGGATTCTTGAGACTTAGTAGGACGCCAAGAGTAAGAGGCGACTATGTTGGACAGATAAGCGATGACACAAGGGTGTCATTCTTCAAGGCTTTCGGATACCCACCGTCCATGCAAATTGCGATGGAAAATGAAATCAAGGGAGTGGGCTACAATAACGTCTACAATTTAACGGAGAACATCGCGTTGAGTTGTGGGTTGACAACCATCAATTAGGCTTCGTGGCTGTTAGGACACAAAAGTGTCCTGCCGGTCACGAGCTTGATGAGATGCATAGGTCGTAGAATCCTATCACATCAGTTGTTAATTAGCGTGTAGCACGACCCTGGTTTATTGGATGAGAATCGCAACATGGACCACTCGGGGGTGTTTTCGTAGATTGAGAGAGAACACAAGTGAATAGTAACAGATGCCTGGAGGCAAGAAAGGCAAAAATAGTAACAATGGAGGAAAGGGGAAGAATGGAAATGGAAAGGGAAGGAACAAGGGAAGAAACGGCGGTGCGTCAAGGGGCCTTAGGGGTATCACGCAGTCAGTCGCTCTTAGCGTCAATAACGCTTTTGGGGACACTGCAAAGCCGCAGACCATCGTCAACGGACTTGATGCGTTTGATTCAAGTCACGTTCCTCTCCCTCGGGCTGTGGGTGATTACACAGTTATCAGAACGACAGAAGTCATATCTGCTAGCAATGAATTCAACCTATTTGGTCCCATAAGGAATGGTGCTACTGCTGTTGGGCAGCCGGATTCGTGGAGCAACATGTTTGCCATTCAGACAAAGGATGGCCACACGAACGGCAATTATCCCATTAACAGTTCAGGAAACACTTCAAGGAAGGCTTTTTCTGCAATGAGTTCGCCAGCGTGGGCGGAGGCTCGGCTAACGCCGGCTGCGTTCACGGTGAAAATTATGAACCCGGAAGCATTGCAGACTACTTCAGGCATTGTATATGTCGGCCGCGCCAGGCAAATGTTAAACCCTGGTGGGACGACACGACAGTGGGCTGATATAGCCAACGAGCTAGTATCCTATTCTTCACCTGAGTTGTGTGCAGCAGGTCGGTTGGCGCTTCGAGGCGTCAAGATTGATGCTGTACCGTACGATATGAATGCTTTGGCGGATTTCCGAAACCTTCGTCAAGATGTCACCACAGATTTCACCTGGTCTAGCGACGCGTTGATGTTTGATGGATTTGCACCAATTTTCGTGTACAATCCCAACAATGTCAATCTGCAGATCATGGTGTGCTGTGAGTGGCGTGTCCGCTTTGACCCAAGCAACCCAGCGTATGCTACCCATGTGTACCACCGGCCATCAACGGCGGGATACTGGGATCGCGTGCAGCGGGTTGGGTCGGCACTTGGCAACGGGGTTATGGATTTGGCTGAGAAATCAGCACCGCAACTCATGATGAACATGGCACAGAAAGCAGTACAAAATTACGGACGGTCACTAGGCACAGCTTTATTGGTGTAGGTAAGCGATGAGAGCAAGAGGTACCCAACATTAGGGTGAAGGCTTTTCAAAGCAACAAAATGCATTATGCAAAATACAAAAATTTCGTGACCAGCTCTTCCTGGCGAGCAGCACAGTCTAGCCAACTGCCTGCTTGTTGATAGAAGGGCCGGAGGATAAGGAAACGGGGCGTGGTTTAGCCACGTAGGGAAACAAATTGGTATCTTGTCCCTGCCGACTGAGAGGCATGAAAATATCTCAC